TTTGCTTATTCATGGATAGTTTTATAAATGCAAAAGATGTTGTAGCTTTCTTAACTAATCTACTTCCTCTTTTTAAACTAAAACCTAACAACGAAATATTCCCCAAACAAACAGAACTCACAAAACATGAAGAAACTGGAAAATTAAAACCAGGCCAATTTATTAACCTGCCTTACTATGGAGACAAGCGACATGCTTTAAATGTAGATGGAACCCCCTTTAAACTCGATGAATTTTTATCAGTTGTAGAAGCCAATCTAGTTTCAAAAGATCAATTAAAAATTATTACCGAAGGTTTAGATACAAAAATATATGAAGGGGTTAATGCAGATTTTATTGATGGTCCACCCTGTCTGGCAGACGTATCTAAAATATCTAATAAAGAAGGTTTTGATGGCAAAGATAGATTTTTGTACAATTATCATGTACTAGTTAAGATGAAGTATCCCGATGATTGGGAGACGAAAGTAAAGAATGCTCCTGTTAAATTTTTTGAGGAGAAACATGCTAATGCGTGGACGGATCAAAAACTAAAAGCTAAAGTAAATTCTTGGGCAAAATCTGAAAAAGGTTATACTTGTACTGAAGACCCTATTGCTAGTTTCTGTAAAAAGGGTATCTGTGTTAAGAAAAAATTTGGAGTTCTTTCAGGATCAAAAGGATCTTATCCTGTTTTAACTAATTTAAGAAAGATAGAAATTTTTGAAGAACCTGAATATGAATTTGATGTGATTAAACCCGACGGCATTGGTAAAGTAACCGTACACTGCAGATCTGTGGAACATTTAAATGATCAAAGGAAAAGAAGAAATGCAATTTCAAAAGATGCAGGATTTTTACCACCTTTAATTACGCAGAAAGTGGAACAACCGATAATGGACGCATTATACGAGACCCAACAATCTGTTTCACCACCAATAGGAACTTCACCTAGAGAAAAATTACACGATGTTCTGCATACAAGAATCAACGGACCAAAAGCAACCAATGATGCAGCATTTAAAAGTGGAACAGTTCTTATTGAAGGAGATTATGCGTTTTTTAAATTTGATAAATTTTACGATAAATTAAAAGCTAAAGACTGGAAATATAAGGAAGAAAAAACAGGACGTATTATGGTGCATACTTACCGAGAGTGCGAGATATTATTTTTAGACCAAAAAAGATTTCCATCAGATCCTAAAAATCCTGGTAAATATAATTCTTCAACTAAAAATGTAGTACAAATAAACATAGAGTCTTTTGAAGAAGTACCTATCCATCACACTCCCGTGAAACATAAAACGGAGATAATGTAATGGCCGCTAAAATGGATTTAATAACCATGGTTTTATTCACAGCACTTTGGATATATTTACATTTAGGATCAGGATTATGATCACTAGAAAAATATACGGGCCTCCGGGAACAGGGAAAACTACCAAACTTATTAACTATGCAAAAACTTTTTATAAACTAGGAACACCTCTAGATAGAATAGGATACTTTGCTTTTACTAAAAAAGCAGCCAATGAAGCTGTTAATAGAATGTTGGATGCATATAAACATCTGCAACGTAAAGATTTAAAACATTTTAGAACCCTACATTCTCTAGCATTTAATAGATTGGGTATGAAAAAAAGTGAAGTGATGCAGGATGAACACTACGAAGATATAGGAAGAGATCTGGGCATAGAGGTTACAGTTTATTCTGATGGACAAGAAACTACAGGGTTCATAGATTCGAATAGTGAATACTTTAATTTAATAAACGCAGCAAGAATTAAGGGGACATCTACCGACCGCAAAAAAGATATTGAAGACGAATACAACACCGGCATGTATTCTCAAGATTTAGATAAAAGATTATTAAACATCCTTTTTGACGAATTAAATAATTACAAAGACGCCTTTAAATTAAAAGATTTTACCGACATGATCGAAAAATTTAATGTGGCAGAATTGTGTCCGAAATATGACATCGTATTTATTGACGAAGCTCAAGATTTATCGCCCGTACAGTGGAAAATGGTAGATATTATAAGGGAAAATTCCAAATATGTTATACTAGCTGGCGACGATGATCAAGCTATTTATGGATGGGCTGGAGCAGATGTAAAAAAATTTCAAGAAGAACCTTCTAAAAAAGACATTGTTCTGCCACAATCTCACAGAGTTCCTAAACAGGTTCAAGATATAGCCAATAAAATTTTAGATAGAATTCCGGACGAGCGCAGAATTAAAAAACATTGGAAGGCCCGAGAAGAAGAGGGATGTGTAGATCGTATAACTGCAATTGAAGATGCTCCTCTGCACGAAGGAGACTGGTTAATTCTTGCGCGAACAAATGATAGACTTGATAAAATTAAACCTATCCTAAGAGACATGGGAATTTATTTTCAATTTAAGAAAGGCCGTAAAAGTTATAAAGCAACCTTATTTAAAAGTATTGTAAACTACACGAGATGGGCTGATAAAAAGGACAAGTTGTCTTTAACAGAAATCAAAGATATATTTGATTATGCACCTTATGATCGTTTTGAGGGAAAGGAAGAAAGACTCTATGATCTAAAAGAATTTGGCTTTAGTAATACGGATAGATGGTTTGATGTATTTACTGTGGACCCAGAAGAATGTTTATACATTCGTGAAATGTTACGCCGTAAAGAAGAACTATCGAAAGATGCAAGAGTACAATTGTCCACAATTCACTCCGCAAAAGGCGGTCAAGCAGAAAATGTTTTATTAATTTTAGATAACACTAAAACAATTAGAGAAGCAGTAGAAAAAAGTTTTGAAAAAGCAGATGAAGAAAACCGAGTCTGGTATGTAGGAGTCACAAGGACATCACAAAATTTATACATCATGGCAGCAAAAAAGGAGGCAAAAGGATATGACATCGAAAGTTTGGGATAAACAAATTGGCGGATCACACTATCAGAAATTTAAAATTCAACCAAGTAAATTCGTGATTGATAACAAGTTGCTTTATCCAGAAGGATGCGTTATAAAATATATCATTCGACATGGCATGAAGAATGGAAAGGAAGACTTATTGAAAGCCAAACATTTCATAGACATGATTATTGAGAGGGACTATTCGTGAATGAGCCTTCGCACATTCCTCACTACATGTTGTTGATAACCATCCTCTGTTTAATTTGTTACCTATTATGAAAATACCAAAGTTTGAAGCACAAACAGAATGGGTAAAACCCACAGAATTTCCAGACCTACGACAGGTAGATGAGATTGCAATCGATTTAGAAACCAGGGATCCTGACTTAACTAAAACCGGATCCGGTGCCATTATTGGTAACGGCGAAGTAATTGGTATTGCTGTTGCTACAAAACACTATAAAGGATACTTTCCAATTGCCCACGAAGGCGGTGGTAACATGGACAAAGTTAAAGTCCTGGAGTGGCTAAAAGATATATTAGAATCTACTTCTACAAAAATTTTCCACAACGCTATGTATGACGTCTGCTGGCTAAAACAGATGGGCCTTAAAATCAATGGTGACATTGTTTGCACCATGATTGCTGCAGCTGTGACAGATGAAAACAGATTTCGTTATGATCTTAACAGTTTATCTTGGCATTATTTAGGTTTTGGTAAAAATGAAAGAGCACTAATTGAAGCCGCAGAAGACTGGGGAATTAGTCCTAAATCTGAAATGTATAAGCTCCCGTCTATGCATGTTGGGGCTTACGCAGAAAGAGATGCAGAAGTAACCTTTGGCCTGTGGCAAGAGATGAAGAAAGAAATTATTAACCAGGACCTGGAGGATATATTTGATTTAGAAACAGAGTTATTCCCCTGTCTTGTGGAGATGAGATTCAAAGGCGTTAGGGTTGATGTAGAGGGTGCACACAAACTTAAAACAACGTTGATAAATGAGGAGAATGCGTTGTTGAACGCGATTGCAAAGGAAACAAATATACGACCGCAGATTTGGGCCGCAAGAAGTGTAGCTGATGTATTTGATACGCTAAAGATAGAATACCCTCGTACAGAAAAAACTGAAGCACCATCATTTACTAAAAATTTTTTACAAGAACATAAGCATCCTGTCGTTAACATGATTGCTAAAGCCAGAGAAATAAACAAAGCTCATACAACATTTATAGATTCTATTTTAAGATATGAACATAAAGGTCGAATCCACGCAGAAATAAATCAACTTAGAAATGCAGGAGGTGGCACGGTCACTGGAAGATTTTCATATCAGAACCCAAACCTCCAACAAATTCCCGCCAGAAACAAGGATCTGGGCCCTAAAATAAGGAGTTTGTTTCTACCAGAGGAAGGACATAAGTGGGGCTGTTTTGATTATAATCAGCAAGAGCCCAGACTCGTTGTACATTATGCATCACTCTATAAACTACCCTCAGTCTATGAAGTCGTCGATTCATATAAAGAAAATGTTAAATCAGATTTCCATCAAACAGTAGCAGACATGGCAGAGATACCTAGATCCCAGGCCAAGACAATTAATCTAGGATTATTTTATGGGATGGGTAAAACAAAACTACAAGCAGAACTCGGAGTAACTAAAGAAAAAGCATCAGACCTTTTTAATACCTACCATGGGAAAGTACCTTTTGTTAAACAACTTATGGAGAAAGCTTCTAACCGAGCACAGGATCGGGGACAGATACGTACGTTACTGGGACGTCTTTGTCGTTTCCATCTATGGGAACCAAACAGTTTTGGTATGCATAAAGCTATGCCTCACGAAGAGGCACTCCAAGAACATGGCCCGGGGATCCGGCGTGCCTATACTTACAAAGCTTTAAATAAATTAATTCAAGGATCAGCCGCTGACATGACTAAAAAATCTATGTTAGAGCTCTATAAAGAAGGTATTATACCACATATTCAAATACACGACGAACTCGATATCTCAATTACAGACGATAAAAAAGCTAAAAAAATTATTGAGATTATGGAAAATGCTGTTACACTTGAAGTTCCCAATAAAGTAGACTATGAGTTTGGTGCTAATTGGGGCGACATATACGATTAACCAGGAGGAACACTATGGAAAAAATAAAAATTCAAGCCCAAAAACTATGGGTTGACTACAGAGAATACCTTATCGGTATAGTTATCGGTATAGTTATCGGAATAATCATATTTTAATTAAGCTATGAAAAATAGTTGGGGAATTGGGGGTAAGAAAATGACGGAACGATTTTGTAAAAAATGTAATAAAATGTGCCACTGCTCAAACGCAGAGAGCGGTGAATGTAAAAACTGCGACTGTAATGGTAGAGAAGAAGACTCTACTTATGAAGGTGGTGGTGTGGTAATTGACGACACTGGAGAATGTGAATCGTGTCAATAGGAGAAAAAATGAACTATTATTTTACTGGAATATTGCTCTTACTCTTGTTATCATTTGCGTTATGTGTAGGAGGACCTACTTTATGAAAAAATTATATTTAATACTAGCACTATTATTTGCATTAAGCGCGTGTACAGTTGGGCAAAAATGTACTTATACTCAAGAGGGAACTAAACTTTCTTCTTGGTTTTGGATTACTGATGGTGAAGTACCAGTGGACTTGAGCAAAAACAATTGTAACTAATGGCCCTCAAAATTTCAGAAGAGGCAAAAGTTCAAATGCCAATGAAAACGGTAGCCTCTCTGATCGCCCTCGTCGCGATCGGGACCTGGGCTTTTTTCGGCATTCAAGAAAAATTAAATACACACGCAACTCAACTACAAATTATGGAGAAGGATCTCGAAATGAATTCAGAGTTCAGAATAAAATGGCCTCGTGGATTACTCGGATCCTTACCCCGCTGATTCAGAACAATTTATGTTGATCGAAGAATT